TCAAACCCTTCGCCTTGCCATGCATCATGAAGTTGGAATGGGCTGCCACCGTGGTGGACCCCTCATCCCCCATGCAGTCATCAGAAATCTGGAGAAGACATTTCTCCCCTTTGGCCAACTTAAGCAGATCAGGGTCTCTGTACATAGCTTTGTCTTGCAGTGTTTGCCAGTTCAGCGGTTTCAAATACGCCAAGCCAATGTGTTTTTTTATTTATGCTTATCACAGCACTCCATTTTTTACCTTTGCGACATACACCTTTGAACCCACTGGTGTTTGTTTTGTTTGCGCCTCTATTGTGCTGGTTCACCCATTTCTCAACATCACGCAAGTTGCATAAGCGGTTATCATCTTTTTTCCCATTGATGTGGTCTATTTCATAAATTGGCCAATTGCCATGTGTATATAGCCAAGCAAGTCTATGTCCTTTGTAAAGCTTGCCTTTAACCATCAAAGTTATATAACCATTTTTATCTTTAGATCCTGCAATATCACCAACTTTTACTGCATTGCTTTTTGCTACCAATCTTGTAAAAAAACCAGTTGATGGATCGTATGACAAATGTTGTTTGAGAGTTTCTTGATTAAGCATGTCGCACCTCGTTATTGGTGGAAACCGTTACAGATGGGCACTGACAGAGTGGTAACGAATCACCTTTTCCCCCGCTAAAGGTAGTCAGTGCCGCCATTCTATCTTACATCTTCATTTCTGCTCTCATGTTGTAAGACTCAACTTTATAAACCTCAATACGCATCTCAGCCGCTTTCAGCATATACCGAAGATATTCTTCTTCGATAACTGCCGACTTGAGTTCTTGTAGTTGATCAATGTAGCGACCGTGAGCATAAGCAAATGCTTCTTGTGCTCCAAGCGTCTTTTCATCTGACTCGCTCATCAGTTGAGCTTTTACTGTCTTCAAGAATGACTCAAGATGCACTCTTTTTGCTTTTGCTTCAGCATAGTCTTTGCAGTTGTCTTGGATGTATTTGATGGCTTTGTTGGGGTCAATTGCTTCCATTGCTTGCCTTTGCTTTGCAGTATTCAGTGAAGTTATCTCTTGCTCTCAGTCCCCTGTTTTTCAATTCAGTGGCTGCAGCTTTGATGGCTACATGTTGGCGCTTGGCCTTTTTATCTGTTGTCCAGATGCTGGGCTCGTTGATTGTTTCAAATGCTGACTTTACTTTGCTCATTTAATTTCTCCGTTTTTCATTACATGTTTCATAACTCGCTCTTTAAGATAGGTGCTACTCCAGAGGTGGCCTCGACTGTTGTAGTGAACAGGATACAAGCCCTTTCCTGTGTAATCTTGAAACTGATAATCCTCACCAATGATTCTTATGTCAATCTGTTGAGTATTCAAAAGATCCATCAAATCTTGTTCTGTGTCGTATGGAATGATTTGATCAACATACTTGCAGCCAGCCAGTTGCAGGTATCTCTCATATACGGTTTGCACAGGCTTTTCTTTGCGGCCATCAATACTTGGGTCTGTTTGCAGTCCAACAATTAGCCAGTCACACTGCGCTTTGGCCTCTCTCAACATTGCAATGTGTCCAGCATGGAGCAAATCAAATGCTGAACATGTAAATCCTATTTTCATTTGTCAATTCCTTTGATTAAATTCAATGCTTTTTTGGCTTCTTTCGCATGGTCGAAGTTGACATCTTTGTGGGTGGCAATGTCGGTCAATGCAGCAATTGCTATCGTAAGCAATTTGTGATCTGTGTTTTCTACAGATCCATCTTTCAATTGCCGAATGTAGATGGCAAAACTGTCCACAGTATCTTTGCCAAACACGGTCATCTTTTCGATGTGCTGGCTGATTTCTTCGATCACCTGATCCCTGTATGGGTTCAATGATTTAGACATGTTTGTCAATGAGTCGCTGGATTCCTGCTTCAAGATTTCCATTGCCCAACTCCCTTAGATTTAGTTTCTGAATGTTGTTCAAGTTGAGCTTGAACGATTCCTCTGACTTCTCTTTTGGCCTGCCAGCGCCTGGCCTCTTACCACCCCAATCACCAACCTCCCGCCCCAGCTTGGCAGCCCTCTTTTCCCTGCGCTTTTGGCGCTTCTTGTCCATGATCCACTCAGGCGCACCTTCGGGGTATACAAATGGGTTCTCAATTGTGGCCATTCTGGTTCCTTAACCAATACGCCATTAGCAAGGCTTCTGCCCGTCCATTGTCTTTCTGGCGTTTCAGTGGTGCGGTTGGCCAATGCTCTCTAGCCAGCACCAAGCTTTTGGTCTTGTCAGAATCGAGTTTCAGGGTCTTTTTCCAAGCTTGTGGCGTAACCATGTGCCAAGGGCATTTCAGTCTCTCTGCAATGGCCAAAGCGCCACCATAAGCCGTCCCGAATTTAAACGTGGATACCACTCCCTGACTGGGCATACTGTGGACGATTTCGACCACCACTTCGCAGTCATCATTGCGCTTGGCCTCAAGGATTTCATTCCAAATTTGGTTGGTCAAGATGTGTTTGTCAGTATGGTGCATGTCGCCACAACCCATGTACTCGTTGTTGTGATCAATCATGCCCCAAGCCCCGCTAAAGCCTGGGTCTATTCCGATGTAGACCATGTCTTCTCACTTTTCTTTTTGCTGTCCATTAGTTGCTGGCGCAGCCATTTGTAAGCTCCAAGCTTGACCCACTCTTGATACTGCCATTCAGTCAATCGGACCGCAATTGCTCTTCCACTCTTTGTTAATTCACTCTTTGGTCTGGGCATTCTTTTCTTTCATTTGCTTTGCAAGGTCAATGGTTAGTCCACCGAATAACTCGGACTGGGTCATCTCCAATTCTTTTGCTCTTTCCCACCCGTACTGCTTGAAACCCTTCTGAGAACACAACCGCACGAGGTGGTTCAACATCCTTGTGTACGGTGTGTCCAAGATCTCCTGTTGCCCAGAGGGCTTGGGTGACTGCGATTGTTGAGTGTGCATGAATTCCAAGCTTGTGTTCATCAAGCAGTTTGTTGGCTTCGTCTTTGTTCATAAATTCTCCGTGGTAAACCCAAGTTGAAGACGCTGTTGCCTGTCAGGCGCTTGCGTTTGTTTGCGTTGTAGCGTCTAACATTATCCTTGCGACTGGACACGGGCTTGGGTTTGTCTTCCAAGTCGCCCAGGGCATAGACGGCCCTTGGATAGCGCCTGTCATGGGTTTCATGTTCATAGGTATAGCCTGAGATGTAAAGCCGCTTGGGAAAGGTTTTGGACGGTCTGGCCATGCGTGAAACCACCGATGACAGTGACAGTTTGTCAACTCCAATCTCTTGGCATAACTCTGCACCTGTCATTGGCCCAAGCTCTGAAAGCTTTTCCTCAATTTCTTTCACCAGAAAACCATATTTCCTCATGTTTTCTTTTCCTTGAGCATCTCGACATATTGGCATAGTCTGGCAAACACGGCTGGCCATAAAGCCACCGTCTTGTTTTCGTGGTGATTTACGGCCAACCAAATTTGATGGCCATCAAAGCTGGCGTATACCCCATCGCCAAGGTATGTGTCATTGCCTTCAATCATGTGTTTTCCTTTGGTGGTGTGCAAGTGTGAATGTCGTTTGTGCGTTTGCCGCATCGTGGGCAGAAGTTCTGCTCTAGCTGTGGTGGGACGTTTGCACATTCGGGAAACTGTGTGAATCCTTTGGTGCATAAATACATACAAGCTCTGTCACACAAAACATCAGGCTTCATCCACGCCAAAGGCTCTTGGCTTTCCAATTCTGCAATGGCTTGGCGTAAAGCTTGGCGCATATCGTCTTTGGTTTTCTGCATGGAGTAGTGCTTCAAAGCAGACCCCGAAGCTTTCAAGATGTTGTCCAAGTAAAAATCAAGCCAATCATCAGTCATCATCAATCCTTTAAAAATTCAATTGCATAGGCAATCAAGCCCACTATGCCAATCAACATGACCAAAGCGCCAGCAAGCGCCAAGGTCAACAATAAGACGTTCAAGAAGCTTTCCATTCCCGCTCCTTACGGCCAGCTTTGGATGTGACTGTGTTGCCTGTCAACTCGACCAATGCCATCTTCTGCAACTCAGGCAGTCTACGGGCCACAGCATTGGGGTCTAGGCCAGTCTTTTGGGCGATCATGTCCTTACCCATTGGCCCATGCTCAATCAGGGCTAGGTGGATGATCTGGAAGTGTTTGGATGCGGTTGTGACTTGGTCAGCAGCTTGGTGGCTGGTCACTGGATCTGAATTGCGGGATCTACCAAAGATGGGTAAATCAAAAAATGCTTTAACACTGCCGCCAAAATGGATGTTGTCTAGTTTGCTCATGATGTTCTCCTGAAAAGTCTCTTGAAAAGGTAGAGGTACTCGCTGCACTGGTGCAATTGCCTTGCGTATCGATGCCAGCATCCGCTTTCCCTCTGATGGTTATTCTACCAAAGTTAATTGCTCTGAGTCTACGGCGCTTTCAACGCTGATGCCTTTTTGCAACGCATCGACCAACTCGTTTTGTGTTGCCACTTTGACGGTGATCAATGCTTTGGCCACATGGCTCATGGCCTGGGCACGATGGCCAGCACGAACTAAGCGGGTGTCTTGGCCGTGGCCAACAATGTAAATGCGTGAGTTATCCATGTTATTCCTAGTTAAAAGGGGGCATCCTCAAAGTCATCAAAGCCAGTCTTGCCACCTTTGCGGGTTGGCTCCGAACTTTGACGGGCGGCTGGGGCTTTGGGTTTGATGGACAGAGACAAAAACTTGCCTTTGGGTCCTTCTTTGATCCAGCCATTCAGCCAGTATTCAGTGCCTTCCACGTTGATCTGACCGTTGTAGTCAGCATGGGTGTCACTCTCTTTTTTTTCATTCCGAGCCAAAGTGCCTCGGTTGGTGTTGTCGAACTTTCTTTGTTCCATGTTTCTCTCTTAAAGTGTTTTCGCTTTTTTAATTGCGCTTCTTGTGGCTGAATCCATTTGATTGGACAGCCACACCTCTTGGTCTGCTTCAAGTGCGTTGGATTTGATCAAGTCATAGGCTTCCCTTGCCTTGCCATTTGCAACTAACTCTTTGCAGCTTTCTGCCAACTCCATCAAGAATTCCTTAATGTCGTTTGGCAGGTCGTCACCAATACCACCTTTTGGGGTGATGATCGGTGCATCTCCTTTGCGGCCTGTGGTGGCATCCAAGGCATCGTGTTCAACGATCTCCATTGCAGTGACCCACAGGTAGCGGCGCTGATATGTTTCAACAGCACCAATGTTCTGGACTTCATGGCAGCCCTTCAAAGCGGCTGAACCAAATGGGCTGGTGATTGTGATCATTCCACCGTTTTCAACGTCCACAATTTCCAGCGTGGCCACATCTTTGGTGAACGACACAATGCCAATCAGGCCAAGATCATCAAAGATCTCCATTGTCGGTTGCAAGAAGTCACCCAACTCAAAATAGTTGTAGCCAGCAAACTTGTTGTAGCCTGACTTCTTGAGGGTTTTACTGCGAAGCTTGCCCCGTGCTGCTGCCAGCTTGCGGTATACCTCCATGTTTGCTTTGCTTACTTCATTCATTGTGTTTTGCTCCATGTTTCATACTCTTTGATTTCTGCTTGCAAGATTTCATCTTGTGCTGCTTGGTCCAGATCCTTGAATGTGCCAAAGTGGTTTTCTTGGCAGCAGCTTGTGTTTTCGTATTTGGGCTCCAAACAGTAGTAGCAATACTCTTGATCGGATCTCTTGTGCTGTGTCAGCAACTCTTGTTTGTACTCGTTCATTCTCATAATGTTTCTCTCAGGTGAACCATAAAAAAAAGCCGTGGAAGATTCCTATTGGAAAGAAGATCGCACCAGCGAGGAGAAAGCCCCAGGCGGCGTTTCCAAAGCAATAGAAGATGTGGGTCAGCCACGCAAAGAAGCAACCCCAGCCAATCAGATAACCCATTTGAATGCCTCCAGTACAGGGAAGAATCCAATGATTGACCAAAGGACGACTGCCACCAAGAACTCTGTGCCCGACTGGACACGCTTTTCAATGCTATTCATTTCAATTCCTTTCAGAGCAAGCTCTCAAAATATTCCAATGCTTTCATTCGGACCAAGTCGGTGATGTTCTGGCCATCAGGGGTCAGCACACCGTCCAACTCAAAAGCGCCATCAGCGTTGCGGCTGTACTGAAGCATCAGGTGGATGCCCTCGTACATGATCTCTCTGGTGTACTGGCCAGTCTTGATGTTGAAGTTTGTTTTATCTTGAGACATATACGATACCGAGAATGAAGCCGCCAATGAAAACACCGATGTATCCAATGAGGGTGTCGATGTCTCTTTCGATTGAAGTTTTTTTGCCAAATGGATTTGTGTCCATGTCGTGAGGGAATGCTTCTCTGAGTGTTCTAGGGAAGCACCGTGTGCCATTGACATCGTAGTACTGGGGGCTCATCTGCTTTCCTTGAAAGGATCGCCCCAAGAGGACATTACGCCCGTTTGTGTGTTCAGCAGTTGGTCGCCGAATTGCTCGACTACTTGTCCGTTGTTTCCTACCCATGAGTTACCCAATTTTGTGAAAGTATTGCCGTGATCCGACACCTTCATGGTTTCTGTCTCATAGTAGGTGTGGCCTGAAAAAATATTGATTTTGAACATCAGAAGCTCCAACCAAATTTTTTGATCCAGTATTCCACAGGTGTGTGGGATACCACTGATTCCCGCATTGCAGCAACGGTCAGGTCGTTGATGTAAGTGGATGGGTCTTTTTCATAAAAGAACTCTTTCATGTCGTCCATCATCAATGCCACTGCATCGTCCAGATACAGGGCTGTGGCCCGACTGATCACCATCTGGCTTGTTGCCTCTGGCTGATAGATCAACTTAGTTTCAAACGTCATTACTCTCTCCTTTGTGTTACGCCAAAAATGACAATTGCAGTGTCGGAGATACCAAAGTAATTGTCAAACAGTTGCATTAAATAGACACACGTTTTACTCAAGTAATATGGGCTGTGATACATTAAACCCATCGACAACAAAACAGGAGAATCCTATGACCGTAGTGGAGCTTGAAAAGAAAACCACACTCTACAAAGTGGGGCAGTTGCTGGGCTTGACCTACCCTGCTGTGTACAAGTGGCGCAAAACCAACAAGATCCCAGCCCTTCGCCTTTTTCAGTTGAAAGAGATGAAGCCTGAGTGGTTTGCAGACCAACCCCAAAAAGTTTGATATGATCACGCCCGTTGTCGTAGCACGCAACAGCTTGAAGCCGTTTACACATGCGTTCTGGCCTCTGGGGATACTCAGGGGGTGCTACCCGAATGCAGTTGTAAACGGCTTTTTTGTTTGTGCAATCGTCAGCCCTCAGGGCGGGATAGCAAATGGTCTGCATGGACTGAACCCAAGAAACACCGCACACGGTACACCCCCGTGCAAAATGCGACCAGCGTTGGTTTGGCGACTGGTAAATCACAAGTGCATGGTGGTAACAAGGCTTGTGGATAAAGTGAACAAACTCGTCATACGCACTTGGGGCTTGTTGATTAATCATCTAGTCTGGAGCGGGTCGGATACCTCTGTATCCACCCTTGGGAGAACTATTGTCAAGAGCAAAGTAAAGGAGAGAGCATGAACAAAGCAAAGTTAATCAGAGAACTGAGAATAAAAAACCCCGATTGGACAACCAATGACATTGCTGATGCGATTGGAGTTGCAAGAGGATATGTCTCTCACATCTTGTGGAGATCAAAAGAGCCAAGCAAAACAAAAGACGATTACATCAATCAGTTTCAAGAGCAGTTATCTATAAACGAGTCCCTAAAAAAAGAAATAGAAAACCTTGAGAATGAAATCCGAACGCTGAAGATTGTCAATAAATTTTTAAGAGAAAACTAAGGAGAAAGAGATGTTTGAGAGTGGATTTGATAAGTTCTGGAATGCCTGGCCATCATCACCTCGTAAGGGTGCAAAAGCCTTGTGCAGAGAGAAGTGGGTAAACAAGCTTTGTGAAAGCAATGCTGACCAAATCATCAAGCATGTGGAGTGGATGAAGACCACTGATGCATGGGTAAAACAAAACGGGGCCTTCATACCCGCACCTCTTGTTTACCTCAACCAACAACGCTGGGATGGTGCTGAGATACCTGAAGTCAAAGAAGTGGTGAATGTGTTGAAGGTGATGGAGGAGGAAAGCAAAAGGGCCATTCCAATGCCAGCAGACATCAAAGCAAAGCTTGACGCAATCAGGGGGCGCACATGACACAAGATGAAATTATTGATATGACTAGACAGGCTGGAATGGTCGTTGTGAATGACGAATTTAGTTTGTTGCCTTTTCTTGAAGCCTTTGCCAAACTGGTAGCCGCCAAAGAACGTGAAGTTCATGAACACGACATGGGGGTATTGATGGATGCTTTATGGAAAGCTTGTGGTGATGATGAGGAAGTTGTTAACGCAACGATTGAATCTCAGGGAACTTTGATTAAAGCCAGAGGAGAACAACCATGACACAAGATGAAATCATTGCAATGGCTAGACAAGTTGGTTACCCAATTCAACATTCTGAGTGGCAAAAAGCCACTGAAGAATTTGCCGCATTGGTAGAAGAAAAAGCAACAGAAAAAGCCAACGCAAGAGCCAATGCTTCTTGGACATTGATGTGTGAAAAGATGGTTGCGTTTGAACGTGAGGACATCATTCAAATCATCAAAGAAACACCATTCAGTAATTGGTTTCAAGCTGATGTGATTGAAGCCATCAAAGCACGTGGAGAACAAGCATGACACAAGATGAAATCATTGCAATGGCTAGACAGGCCGCCGCAGTTTATGGACACACATTCAAAGAAATTCCATCACCAGAAACCGTTGAATTTATAACTGCGTTTTACAAACTGGTAGCCGCCAAAGAACGTGAAGCCTGTGCAAAGGTGTGTGAAGAATTACCGCCTGTTGGCGAATCTAAACAATGGGAACGAGCAACCTTAAAAGACTGCGCCGCCGCCATCAGAGCCAGAGGAGAATAATCATGATATTCGCAGACACATACTATTCCGAGAATCTTGAAGACGAAGTCGAAATTTGGTACGACATCACCGACTATGATCCCAGCGTGGGGTTGGATTACGAGTTTGAATTCGAAGCTTTGGATTCAGAAGGTAAAGACCGCCATGTGACCTCACGGGCGATGAAGAACATGCCATCTCAAAAATCATCAGGAAACACATCCGAGAAAGCGTCAGCGAATACGACGACTTTTGAGGTTGTCAGGACGTTCTATGGCCGTCAGAAGGGCCGTGGAGAGGTAAGGGTGGCCGAAGGTACTGCCTACAGGTGCAAAGCCTGTCAAACAGTCCTTCTGACCACTCTACAGCGTGATCACCACCGCTGTCAGGCAAAGACCTCAAGCGCCCTCTGAGTACGGGCTACACGGTCATCCAGACCATGTGTGCCACCGTTGATCTTCTTGGTGACGGCCACAATGTCTTCAGCAATGTTGTTCAGCTTGTTCTTGTGCCAGAACCAGCCAGCAGACAGGGCAGCATACATGGGGGTGCTGACCAGATCAGGGTCCGACTCCAGATCGACCCCAAGATCAGCGCCGCAAGCACGGTAGTTGTCTCGGCCAGTCAATTGAATAAGCCCCCTCCCACGAAAATTAAACCCGTCACCAGACTCTTCGTCCCCGTTGCCCATGCGGCTGGAGTAAACCTTGTTGGCAATGGCTTCTGGGTTGCGGTGGTAGGGCTGGGCAGCTTCCAAGGTGGGAAAACGCTTTGGCCACACCTTGCACAAGCTCTCAGCCTTGTAATTCAAGTTTTCAACTAGAGCGGTGAAGCCAGCACTCTCATGGCCACACTGGCCAAGGAAAGATGCCTGTTGTTCTGGGGTGTCGATGCCAAATGTCTCAAACGTAGTGTTAATCGCTTCGATCCATTCTTCAGCCTTGGCGGGTGGCATGTTCAGGGCGTGGGCCAGTTGTTCGGAGTTCATTGCTTTCCTTTCAGGGTTTGGTAGACGGTGTTGTATGCATCAATACAGGCGTTCAGTTGCCTTGTGTTGGCATCTCCTTGGTCGGTGATGGCGACAAGAGATCGAGCAGTCGCTGGGTCAAGTTCGGCTCCTGTTTGAACGCTATCTCTGGCGGCAGGGGCGGGATCTGCGGTGGCTGATACGGGGCAGACGGGGGCTTTGACAGGAAGCCGCAGCTTGAGAGCGCCAGTGTCGATAGCAAGATTACGCTTTTGTAATAAAACTTTGGCTTCATTGTTGGCCTTTACGAGTTGGGTTGCTTGGGTGGTGACGGCAGTGACAAGGGCTTGTTCTTTCTGACGGGCCTCGGTGTTCAGCTTGGCAATAACCAGTTGTTGCTCGTTTTGCTCGTTCTTGACACCCTTGTAGTAGCCAGTCCCAAAAGCAGCGGCCATTGCCAGCAAAAAGCCCAGCCAGACAGCAGGGTTGAACAGGCTCATTCTTTTGCCCCTTTGAAGGACGGCTCGTCATCGTCATTGGCCAAAGGTCGGACCATAGGCTTGGGAGGCGCTGAAGGGGGGCTAGGCTGCTTGTTTACCCAGTTTGGGGCTGGTGGTCTACCTGTCCATGTTGGGGGCGGTGGATCGTTGTCTGTAGCCTCTGCGGATGCCACAGCCTTGGCCACAGCTTTCACGCCTGATCGGCCAGCCACGCCACCCAAGACACCAGACACAAACACCATGATGGTGGAGATCTGCTGGGTATATACCTTGTCGATGGGGGCCAAGCCCGACATAGGCTGGGTGACGAACGAGACTGAGTACAGGAACATGGCCATCGATCCAAGAAGGATCACGACCAAGGAAACAATGACAAAAGCCCACACACGGGCCTCGATCTCTTCAGCAGTCATTCGGTTGTCCATTATTTTTTCTCCAGTTCTGGTTTGATGAGCATTTCAGGGCATGTGCCAGTGGCTGTGCAAATGGGTGGCTTGCACTCAGGGGTTTCCCAATTTTTCGGGTCTTGGCAGGGGTATCGAAAACGGTCTTCGCACCCTGTCAAACACAGGATTATCAGCAAAGGTATCAGGCTTTTTGTCATGCTCTTTCCTTTCGATCTGGCGTTCAAGACGCTCTATTTTCTTCAACATTTTCTCGGCATCTTTTTGGGTTTGCAAGATGTCCAGATACAACATGCCGCCCAGCGGAAGTAGCAGGGCCACCAACACCACGGCACATATCCACCCAAGCGCTCCCATCACATCGATTCCTTCCTCTGCAAGAACAGGAAAAGGAGCCACAGGTATCCGATAAGGATCAGGGTTAGGACGCTTATTCCCACCTTTAACCTTGTTTGCGCCTCCCTTTGTCTGCGTAGCCATCTTCTTTGCTTTTCCCTTGATTCTTGCGCCAGCCTTGCCGCCTCTTGTTCGGCTCCAACAATCTCACGCATGTCCATGACCTTGCTGTACAAGGCCCCAAGCTCAGGCGGGGCGTTCCAAGTCATCGCCTCCCGTATTGTCACAACCAACTGATCCATCTGGTCTTGCGCTCTCACACGCTTGATGGCTGCCTCAAAATGGTTTTGGTTGGGGTCGTAGACGGTGCGGGACTTCTCTTCTTCCTCCCTTATGTGCTGGGCAAGCTGCTCTTGGATGTGGAAGAACTTGATGAGGTTGTCAACAACATCGTTGAGGACTTGGTCTTCATCGACAGCGACATATTTTTCTTTCTTTTTCGCCACAGGCTTGGGCGCTTCGGCTTTGGGTTTTCCAGCGAAGAACTGGACAAGCTTGCCAATGAAGCCGTGGACCTCTTTGCCGATAGCCATGACCTCTTCACCAGTCTTCGCAATTTCGATGAACTGGGTTTTGGCATCACGGTAAAGCTGACATCCCTCTTGGATGTTTTTAACCAGCCCTGCGGCTAACAGGCACAGGCTGATCGGGTCAATTTTTAACCCCTGTTGTAGAAGCTATGTGAGACAAAGCCAATGACTGAACTGATGCCAGACACTATGGCCATGCCCATCCATACCCCGCCCTTGCCTTTGTTGACCAAGGCAATAAGCTCTTCAATCGACTTTTCCATCTTGTCGATCTTCTTTTCAAGGTTGTCTACCTTGGCTGTCAGTACGCCATAGGCGATAGGATCAATTTCACTCATGATTACCTCGCAGTGATTTCTGGTGGCATCAAACGACGACGAGCCAGTTCTGCGCCTTCGTTTTCATTCAGCCCACCGCTAAAAGTGCCAGCAGTAAATGCAGTGCCCAAGCCTGGAACCATGCCAAGCAGGTTGAAGATGGTTTCACGCAAAGGCGCTTGATTGCCTTGTTTTGCTTTTTGGGCGGCATTGGCCATTTCAGCGGCAGTCAATGCAAGACCAGCCACACCACCAACTTTGGCCACTTTGCCAAGCTTGCCATAAGGCTCTGGCGGCTTGATGCCACGGCTCTTGGCTTCTTCAATTGGCATGACAGGGCCAAACATATCCTTGGGATATTTGTCTTGGTACTTCTTGTAGATCTCTTGTGCTGTCTTGTAGTCTTTGACTGGCTTGCCTTCATTGAACTCAGCAAGAATTGCTCGTCTGCGGTCAGGGCCAGCAGTGTTGTACAGCCAGTTGTCTCCAGGGCCAAGGTCGGCACGGAAGGTGGTTGGCTCCAATGTGGCGGCGGCTGGTCGGCCAGTTTTCTTGGCTGGCTTTTCAGTCGATGCAATTGAAGGCGGCACTGCTGCTTCAGTGGCGGCAATCACTGGCACTTCAATTACAGGTGCGGCTGGCGCAGGTGCGGCAGGGGCAACGGGTGCAGCACTGATGGTTGGCTCTGGCATAGCCATTGGAGGGGCTACACCAATAGGCGCAGCAGTGGTCATGTTGGTTGTCGATGGGATCACGCCAGCGGGTGTGGCTGGGGCAATGTTGGCCTTGTATGCGCCGCCCAGCAAACGTGCCTCTTGCATGTCTTTGATTGGCACTTGGTAGTGTTGCTCAACTTCCGACAATGGGATGCCGTATTCAGCTTGGAACTGTTCAGCAAGGCTGGCAGCTTTGGTCAGTGGGGTTGGCTTTTCAGGAGCAAAGGTTGGCTCTTTAGGACCTTGCTGGTTGACATCCATCTTTGGCTCAATGCGAGCTGTGTCACCAATCATGCGGTCTTTGATCCCAGGTTTTTTGGTAAGCAGGTAAGTGGCAGCACCGCCAGCCGCAACACCGCCAGCACCAATTGCAGCCTTCTCACCAAACGTCATGCCTTCTTGCTTCTCACGCTCTGTTTTCATCTCTTGCAAACCAGCTTGCACATCGGCTGGGGATGGCTCGGAGATGGCGGCAGACTCAGGCTTCTCTACTTTGGTAGGTGCGCCACGCTCGTATTCGTCAGCAAACTTTTTGGCTTCCTCGTAAGAGAACTCGCCAGATGACACCAGATCATCTATGTACTTTGCTCGGCTGTATTTGTCTGCCATTTATGCCTCACTTAAGGGGATTGTTCTTTGCGGCTTTGTCAAGAGCTTGTTGGCGCTTTGCGGCTTTATCAGCTTCGCCAATTTCTTTTCTGCCTTGAGCTACAGGACTTGATGGTGCTGGAACACCTTTGTCCATGCTCTTGAATTGTTCTTCGCCAATAGTGCCAAAGCCAGGTCCACCACCAGCAGGTGCGCCTTCTTTGTATGGGCGACTCAAGACACGAGCAGACTCATCTCGGAATTGACGTTGCAAGTTTTTGTATGCATCAGTGCGTGTGAAAGCAGCTTCCAATTCATTGGGTCGTGGAACATAAGACGGGTTAATCTTTACATTTCGAGCCATTTCATTTTCACGCCACATTTGAAACTCTTTGATGGCCGCAGCATTGAATTCGCCTTGCAAAGCTTGGACGATTGGTCGAGCCGCTTGGTCGGTAATGTTGGCAGCAGATGGCATACGCAAAAAGCTTGGTGTGCCAACATTCTTTGTCAACTCAGCGTTGTCACGTTCAATCTGTTGGTCAATGCTCAAGGCACTTTGCAAAAGCTTAAACTGATCGTTGGTTAATTTTTTGACAATCTTCGACTCAGCAAGGTTGGCTTGTGTTTGCTGATAAGCAATATCAAGTTGTTTGCCAATGTTGAAGTTTTTCATCACGTTCTTCAACTCATTGGCGTTGTACTTTTTGCCATTTGAATCGGTGACAGTGTTATCCGCATTCAATGTTAGGCCAGGAATGTTGGATTGCTCGCCAGCACTTCTAATAGCACCGCCAAGAGCTTCACGCCTTTGTGCGCTCAAGTCTGTTGCATTGCCTTTGCTGAACTGGTCAAACGCATTCATTCCATCTTGCAAACTTCGTGCATAGCTAAGTGTTGCGCCGCTTGCGCTGGCAATTTCAGCACGTTCTTCTTTGGTCAGGCCAGAATCAAATAAAGCTTCCCATGCTTGACGCTTGGCAACATACGCTGGAGCATCAGCAGCCAGCCGCTGTTCCCATGCGCCATTGCGATCAACGGCTTTTTGGTTTTCTTTAATGTTTGACTCAAGCTCTTGTTTGGCTTTTATGCCGCCAAGTGTCTCGCCATACTGAGACAAGCTACCATTGTGCTTGCTCAAATATTCATCGTATGGCATTGGGTTGCCTTTTGAGTCATAGATTGCAACTGGCTCACCAAGGTCATTTACTTTCTTGACAATAGCTTCACCAGTTTTGGTGCTGTACTCAATTTTCGTTTGAACAGCGCCACCCATGATCTGCTTCATTGCAGTGGCTTTGTCGCCAGCAGCAAAGTACATCAGTGCATCACCCCAACGTGGGTTGTCAGCAATGGTTGTGTAGCCGTACTTCTTGGCTTCTTTGGGATCGTTCAACACTTGGAACTTGTTGGCCAATGCAATGTTGCCTTCAGGTGTTCCAACCTTAATGCCTTTGGTCAAATCATTGAACTGAGTGACGTTCTTGGTGATTGTCTTGGCGGCTTCGATTGCAACTGGTGCAGTGTCAGGATTATCTTTTGCAAGGTTGACCAAAGCCTGTGGGTCCTTGGCGGTCACAGCTTGATTGAATCGATCTTCAGGTGTTGGAGTAACTGTTTTCTCAACAACAACTGGTTGTGCTGCGGCTGTTACAAAAGGTTTTCCAGGCAAAGTAACGGGCTGAACGCCTTGCGAAGCCATGTTCGGAGGAGGTGCTAAGGGTGTAAGTGTGTCGGCCATTATGCTGGTATCCCAAAAAGCATTGGAAGGATTTTCATCGCAATATCAAGACCACCACCGCCATCTTTTTTGCCGTACTGTGGCAAATTCAGATTGCCTGGGGGAGGTGCTGGTTGCGAGGCCATTGCCAACATGCTGGTGTCAGTAGCAGATGGCGAAGCAGCAAACGTGTTGGGGCTGGTAAATGTGGTGGAGCTTTCCAATCCCCATTCTTTGTTCAACTCATCACCCAAGTTTGGCGTTTGATTCAAAGAAGGTAAAACGTTTTGCACTGGAGGTGGAATCATTGCATTTGCATTGTTTTGTTCCACAGGCGCAGGGGGAATAACTGGCGCTCCAGATGCGGATTGTGTTTGAGGATTCAACATGGCTGGAATGCCAGATGATTGAATGCCTTTGACAATCATGCCTGTTTTCAAACCCTTCAAAGCTTCACGCAAAGGGTTATCTCCAGTCATAAACTGTTTTTCAAACCCCATCGAGCCAAGGCCCACTCCGTCAAATGAAGATGCCATGATTGCTCCTTAGAAGCCAAAGCCTTTGGACTCGCCTTTTTGTGTTGTACCTTGAGTACCAGTAAACACAGGCGTAGTGTTGGATTGAGGGATGCCGTACACCACAGACGCATACTTGTTGTAGATGTCTTGGGGTGCGCCAGCCAAGCCCACACGGGCGGCAGCAGCTTGTTGTGCAGCAGTCAAGCCTTGTTGGCCAGCAGCAGTCAGTTGTTGAGCAGCAGCAGCACGGTTGGCTTCAACGCCAGCAGAAGCGGCAGCGGCAGCAGTAGCCTGACGTTGTTCAGCAAGCTGACGCAGGTTGGTGTCAGCCAGTGCCATACGAGCGCCACCCAAGCCACCAGCACCACCATACATGGCATTTTGCTGGGCAAGTTGCTCACGGGTGGCTTCACGGCCAGCCTGTAACGAAGCTTGGACCTGCTGTTCTTTGTATTGGGGGTCAAACAGGGCTTTGAGGCCAGCTAAACCAGTTCCATAAGCCGATGCACCCTGAGCTTCTTGCAAGGCCCCTGTGCGTCCAGCAACGTCCATTGCACGAGTAGCAGCACCGCCAACCGCTGGAGCCACTTGGCCATAAATGTCTCGTGCGCCACCAACAGTTTCTTTGTATGCTGGCAGCGCTGTTTCTCTGAGAAAGTCAGTTTGAGTCTTGAGCAGATCTTTCTGCTCTTGCATTGGCTGAACTGTGGTTGTTTGTTGACCAGATGATTTACCGCCACCCATAATTAAGCTCCTTTACCCTTGCCAGCAGGGGTTTGTGTTGATTGGTTGGTTATTTGGCCAACCGTGTTGGCATACGGATTTGTGTTGGCTTGACTGCCTGTTTGGGCAACGAAAGTTGGGTTGACTGGCGCAAGGTCAGTATTCCCGTTTGTGTTTGGTTTACCCAAGCCAGGTTGTCCAGACAGGCCAGACAAAGAAATCGTTTTGGTTTCTGAACTGGCCGACTCTCCAGCGCCCTTACCTGCGGGTTGGGAAGACTGTGGTGACTGAACTTGTGCTGTCTGAGCGCCCATGATTTCCCTTATCGGAAGAATTTGCCAACCATCCAGCAGACCACTGAATAACGTGTTCCTTCTTCAACGTCCTCAACGCCATGCATGAGGAAACTTGGGAACACCAGAACCGTGCCTTTGCTTTGCGGGGGATAGTACTTCTCGTGCCCGTTCTGGATGTAGAACTTGCCGCCCTTGAAATCATCATTCAGGAAGGCCAATACTGTGAGTTTACGACAATCATCGCCGTGTGCCAAGAAAGTATCTACATGAGCTTTGTATCGGCCACCAGCAGGGTAAATCAAGAATTCAGCTTGATTGGCATGGGTGATGTCAAACTTCCAATTATTAAAATTGGCAGCCAAGCCAGCGGCAGCAAGTCGCCCACCAATATCCTTGTAGGTAGGTAACATAACCCGTTCTACGTTACGGATGGACTTGTCAATGGCTCCAGTGCCAATGCCGATCACAGGCTGCTCTTTGGGTACAGCAGGTTGACTGTACAACTTGATCAATGAATCACAAGCTTCTTTGGTCAGGATGTCGGTGTAGACAGCTTGTTGCATGTCTTGCACGGGCAAATTCAGCCCTTGGCGCTTGTCAAACTTCCACTCTTTGTGGGGGCCGTCAGCATCGACGTAATGCAAGAAAACCTGCGCTTGCCATTCCCCTTTGAACTTTTTGCGCCAGTGATGCTTTTCTATGCCACGGTATAAGACGGCATCGCCAACATCCATTTCAATCTTGCTGGCGTTTGCACCACCTTCGTCACCCATGTAGATGGGCCAAGCTTTGCCTTCAAAGCCAAGAGTCAGCGTGGCACTGATTTCGCAGGATTCACGGTCTGTATGGATTTCAAGCTTTTCTCCAGGCTTGTACAGACGGGCGTAGCTGTAAGTTGGCAGAAGACGTTTGCCAGAAGCTTTTTCAAAATGAGGCAATAGATCAACAAGAAGCTTGTCAAATGCCATTGCCCCATGTACAGCCTCAGATTTTGGGCATTGAGTGTCTTTTACAGTAACTTGTTGCTCAACCAACCGTTTCAGTTCGACAGTCAATTCTTTGCAATTTTCAATATTAAGGAAACCTTTAAGATGCACATACTTTTCGATAGCAAACTGAGACAGTTGGTTACACATTACACACTACTCCATTCTTCATCTGGCTTTATTGGCCAATCTAAATTTCCTTCAGTTGGGTTAATTGCAATTGCACGAATTAAACTTCGATATACAAGAAACTCTGATTGATTAATCAAATGTGGATTAATGTCAGGATTTGTGACATCAGGTTGATTTACCCAATCAGTTGAAGCAAGTATGGATTCTGCTGTTTCTTTATTTTGCTCTGCTGATGGAAGTGTTATTGGCACTAACTTTAAAGATTGATCTAATGGGTCATACCAAAATCTATCGGCTTTTATTTCGTTTGTGCAATCAACCCAAAACAAAGGCAACGCAACATCAAAAGCAGATTGCTCAACTTGTGCAACTCGATAGCCAGACTGCACTGGCTCTATAGGTGAAATTAAAGCTTTCATCAATAAAACTCCTCAACAATTACAAACCCTGATGCGCCAGTACCACCAGTAATAGTTGAAAGACCTGTTACCCCACCACCACCGCCACCAGAACCATACCCAGATCCAGGGCCAGAAGGATTAGCGCCACCATATCCCCACATAGAAAAACTATCGCCACCTCGTAAAGGGGCACTATAGCCTCCAGCCGTACCTCTATAACCTATGACTGTTGGTGATGACGTAATTGCTCCAGCAGCACCGTTTCCACTACCTCCAGATCCACCTCCACCTCCTGTTGCAGAAATCAAAGCACCAAAACTACTTGTGCCGCCAGTCACACCAGGTGTAGAAGAGCCAGGAGCTCCTGGAACAGCGCCACCTGGTCCACCCGAACCAACAGTAACTGCAACAGGGCCTGGAATACTTGGGGCGGCAAAAAACCCATACCCGCCAGCAGCACCTCCACCTCCACCAACAGTTTGAGGCGAGGGGCCTGATGATCTTGCGCTACCACCACCGCCACCTCCAGCTACAAGAGTTACTCTTACATCTTTGACGGTTGAAGGTTTTGTCCAAGTTGATGGAGAATAATAAATTGTTGTAACCACATTTGGATTTGCGGCTGTTGCTTGTGTTGTTCCGTCTGGAAAAACTACGCCAGGTGCGCCAATGCTTGTTGTTGCCATACTTACTCCTTAGCTGCCAGAAACTGAACCGCCAGCAACAATAGCGCCAGCAGAAGTGATTGTTACGATTGTTGTTGCACCATACTTGATAAGCAAATTGCCACCAGATTCTTCAATGGTGAAATTGGTTGTAGCCAAAACAGGTGTGTTAGCCGCTGCGCCAGAAATGTTGATTGACCATGTTCCGCTTGCGCCAGTGCCATCAGGTGCTGGAACGTCAGTGCCAATAGCCAACCCAAGGTTTGTCCTTGCTGTTGCAGCAGTAGATGCGTTTGTACCGCCTTTGGAAACAGGTACAGGCGCATTTAAATTGGTTGGAGGCATTTGCCCCGATGTGTCAAGGCTATTGGCAAAGTTTGCCAAATTCATTGCTTGGGTCATTGTGTGCCTTTCAGCATTGCTATTTCAGATTTTAGACGGTCAAGCTCTATTTGCATTTCAGCAAACAACTCTCTCATGCTTGGCTTGTATTCGACGTAGGCTGGCATGTCCATACCCAATACACCAGCGCCACTTAAAGATGATGCAGAGGCTTCCCCAGAGCTTTTGAATGAAACAAACTGCGATGGCTGTCCACTAAATGATAAAGCGCCAACCAATGTATAGCTGTAGATCAGTGCGGATGTGCCAGACATTGTGTAATCAGTACCAGGCTTTAACAAAGAGCCATTCAGCCATATTAAATGTGAATTGCGAGCAAACTGAGTTGGAAACACCACATTGGTATTGGCAAATGTTGTTTGTGTGTAGTTTTCAGAAAAAATCAATGCATTTGCATTATTGAAAGCAAACACCACAATGTTTAAATTGCCGCCAACAGATGGTGTGATTAACTCATATCCTTGGTTTGTGCCGATGTAGTCATAGTCGCTATCCATAACCAAAGCGCCGTTCAACAGCAAGATTTCAGAGCCGTCAATATTTGTGCTTTCAATAACGGTTTGACCAAATGCAAGTGTTTCCTGTTGGACCACAAATGGCACTTTGTCTGCCGCCGTTGCCGCATCAATCAACCTGATGTAATACATCTGAATAACGTCACCAAGAACACATGCGCTGGATAAAGTTACTGTAGTTGATGTTCTTGTGAAATCTGTACCAGGCTCAAGAAATGAACCATTGCGAAACACCAGAATTTGATCAGGCTGTGCATTGGAAAAAGTAAACGCTGTTTGGCCAGATGTTGCATACGTTTGCAAGGTGCTATACAAAACAGTGTCAAGTGCAGCAGCTTGAATGATTCGACCAAACTCATCTACCTCTACCACTGATGTTCCAGCAGGGTCAAATGAATAACCGCCAGTGTCTCGTCCTTGGCCGTATGGGTCAAGGTTCAAGTTGACAATGCCGTTTGCGCCAAGGTTTGAATAACCAATTCGACCAGATGTTGGACTGGTAATGTTGGTCACAATCAAGCCAGAGCGGCTGTATACGTCAATTGCTGGTGCAAGAGTTACGGTTTGCGCTGTTTGATTCACCCAACCTGTTACGTCAGGCGCATCGTTTGACACATTAAACTGAGCAGTGTTGCCACCTGTAGTTCTTACCCACAGATTTAAACCAGACGAAAACGTACCGCCAGCCGCAAACCAAAGATAGTCAGCGGGGTTGTTGTCAATGGCAATGATGTCAGATGCCTGAAGGCCAAAATATGTTTTGCCGCTTGGGTCTTCTGACAAACCTGTGCCTGAAGAGTCATCAGCGTATCTGATCAGCAAATACCGATATGGCGATTCAATGATCAAAGGATCGGTTGAAATGATGCCAAGCTCATCGACAGCACCAAGCGTGGCCACATCCAAATTGATCGTTGTCCCATAGATGTATGGGATGTAACCGATTGGCTTGTTTTCTGTTGGCACAAATGAAATATTGCGCCCACCATACGAACGATAGAACAGATTGTTAGTTGTGCCAAAGTCAAAAGGCGACCACTCATAGACTGTTGGGTCAGTGGAGATGGTGTTGTCGGTTGTTGTGGCCAAGCCATAGAAAAGCTTGTCTGTTGGATCGTCACTCAATCCAGTGCCAACACTGTCATCAGCAAACTTGACGTTCATCCATTGGTCAAATGGCTTGAATGGGTTGTCCAGATCGATGGAGCGAAGTGGGACAAGCCGCCAGTTTTGGTTTAGGTCAGGTGCTTCTTGTGACGCAGCAAACGTGGCATGACGGCCACCAGCGGTGACCACCCACAGCGTCTTGGTGGCTCCAAAGCCGCCAGTTACCTGAAACCATGTGTATTGGGCTGGTGTGGTGCTTTCGGTGACCGTATCGCTGTTCAACAAGCCAAAGTACAGACGGCCATATGGGTTGTCGCTGAAATTCAAGCCAGCAGGGTTGTCGGCATATTTCACACTCAAGTACCGATACTGATACTGGATCAATGTACCAATGGTGTTTGAAATAAATCCTGTGGTTGGATCGTTGTTGACAGGATATTGACCTGGTGGTGTTCCAGCGCCAAGGTTGGCCAAGATGTAATTAACCGCCTCGGCAATCTCCGAGATCGTTGGATTTCCATCAAGGGCGAAGGGCATTAGAACGCATCCTCAACAACAGTGGCTTGCCAGTTCATGGCGGTCAAATTCCAAGTGTCGGTGGCATCATCGGATTCCACCTTGATTGACACGGTCCGAACAGAATTCTGCTGGGTCGTGACCCAAGGATTGTCCGTCACAACGCTGACAATGCCTGTTTGGCCGTAGACAGGGTCTTGAGCGGTGGAATTTGCACCACCAACCGTGATGTCAACATTGCCAGAGCCAGCAATTTCAGGCAAAACCCTGTGGATGTACGTCTTGCAAGAATAAGGCACTGGGCCTTTCTCTGTCTGCAAAACCACATTGTTGCGTTCAAACAACGCAGGGATCGGGTCGCCATTGAAAGAGTTGCCTTGGCCAGTCTGGTTCAAGGTTGCCTCTTCTACCCCGCCACGGCCATAAGTCACGCAACGGGAGGCGTACATGAAGTCGGCTTCATCGGCGTTGTAGACGGGTGATTCACAGGCATTGCAAGCGCCATCAACGTCTTTTGGAGCATTCCAGACGTTCAGGTCATAACGCCAAGACAGCATCTTGTTGCACCAGCCTGTGCTGTTCAGGTCAGGGTAATAGATCTCGATCTGGTACTTCTTGGTGTTGTTGACCACAAACAACCGCTCTCCATAGGTGGGGCTGAGGTTGTCAAAGAAGTAGTTTCTGACTTTTTGATTGCCCAAGGACTGGAACTGGGAGCCGTCAAACACCCAGATGTCTCGGCTGTCAACGCCATAAACGTTTTGGTCGGTGTTGGCCCAGCAGTTGTTGTTCAGCAAGCCACGGCCTTGGTTGAACAGGCGCACACCAAAAATTGGGGCAGTGCTGCTTTGGTAGGCGATAGGGCTAAACACTACGGTGTCCCAGTAGGAGCAGACGTAGAAGTTGCCACCAAGGAAAAAGCCGTCGATTAGAGGGCCACGCACAGGCACTTCTTGTTCGTTGGCAATGTTGGTTAAGGTCGGCTCCCAAGTGGCTGGAACACCCGTCAAAGCGAATGCTTGGGACCATCTGACCGTGGTGGGGTAGTTGACAGTGATGCTGGTGTCCAAGTCTTGAGTAAGGTTGCCAGCAATCAGGATGTTGCCCACGTTCGGTGAGCAGAAGTTCCGCATAAAACCAGCACGGGTGGCCAAGACGTTTGTGCCGTAGTTCCACACATAATCGTCTGGCGCAGTACCGTAGATTTGCATCTCGGTATCTGTTGGACGGTAATACATGGGTGGGCGCAGGGTATCGTTGACAAAGAATACGCCACCCACCCAAGATGCGGTGATATTTAGGTCATCGTTATAACCAGCAAGCGCAACAGATGGATTGGCTCCATAACCTGGAGTTATATTGGTTACACCAAGCGGGGTTACTTGGAACCAGCGACCTTCACGGGTGGCAACAACAAAGACCCAGTTGGCTTCGGTGCGGAAGTTGCCCTCAATAAAGATTGTGTGACCAGGAACTGCATCCAGAATAAATTGCTCACCATTGATCTTTTTCATACCTCGCACATCAGCTTCCACGTTCAGTCCGCTGTTGTACTCATTGGGGCCAAGAGCGTTGCTGGGAACATCGGGCGTGAAGCTCATGTTCGTGAACGGTGTGCGAAGGCGGCTGTAATCAGACATGCTGTTCCTCAGTCATCTGCTCCAGATTCTTGATCAACCGAGCATCAGATGGGTTGAATTCCAGAGCTTGTTTGCAGTATTCAACTGCCTTGTCTTTCATACCCAAATGCCAAGCGGCGATGGATGCCAAATCATAGGGCTTTTCTGTCCAAACGGAAGGGTCCATTGTGTAGACAGCGGCTTTATCTGTGATGGCCAAGGCTGACATGGCGGCTGAGTAGCATTCGGCCCACATGCTGGCACGATAGCAGAACATGGCCAATTCAACCCAAGGCTCACGGGTGTCTGGCGCTTCAGCACAGGCCAGTCGATGCCACTTGAGCGCCGCCCAGTCTTGCTTCATCTCAGCATGGGATTGGCCAAGAAGGCGCATGGCATAGCAACGTTCATTTGGCCAAGTGGCTTGCGGCATGGCCAAGTACTTATTCAGGGCTGTGATTGCATCTTGCCAACGGCGGTTAAATGTCAACTCACGGGAATGGTAGAAGGCGTTTCGTGGGCAATTAGGATCTTCCTTGACTGCCACTTCGAGCAGGTCCATGTACTGACCCCTTGATTTTGTAGGGTCTGGGTGATGGCTAACCAGAAGCATATCTGTGTGTGCCCAAACCTCTTTAGTTCGTGGATCAGGCATTGGGTACTCATGACAAGGATGATGCCAAAAATAGCCATGACGATGATGAATCTTTTCGTAGAAGAAAGCAATTCCGCACCCCCAATCGAACTTGTAGCGAAGGCGAGTTGTGTCTGCTGTCCAAACACGCTCAATCTCTTCACGCCAGCCAGGCTCCATGACCTCATCGAGGTCCAAGGAGATGCACACATCTACGTCATCAGGAAGCAAAGCAAGAACGGCTTCACGGGCTTTGTCAAAGCGCCAAGGTTTGATGCGGATGTCTGCAACAGCAGCACCACACTCTCTGGCCAACTCAACCGTGTTGTCAGTTGATCCTGTGTCGCCAATCAAAATGACATCAGCATCTTTTGCGGATTCACAGAATCGCTTGACAAACTTTTCTTCGTTTTTGCTGATGGCATAGACGGCAATTTTCATTTCCTGACTTCCTTTTCAAGTTCAATTAGGCGCTTGGCCAATTCAATACATGCCACCAAAGCAGCGTTGCCATAAGCAACAGACAAATAACCGTTTTCATTTTCAGATACGGCAAGCTCAAGAGCTTTTTGCAAAGACTGCGCCGACACACCAACTTGACGCACAGCAATAGGCGTGTCTTTCCGAGTGTAAGCACCATGCTTTACAAGGGCCAACAATTCAAGAAAATCGGCTGGCAAGTCTTCCCAGTCTTGTTTCAGACGCTCATCAGATGAGCCACCTACTGTTACCGCCGTTAATGTTCCAGTCGATGGTGTGAAGTAAACGGCTGATGTTGTTGAGACTGTTGGAGTCTGAGCAGATCCATCAGCAGCCACACCAACAACATATTGAGTCGTTGCCGCAGTGCTTGCAGTGGCTGTCAACGAGTTACCTGGGCCAGCAGTTCCTGTTGCACCAGTCGGGCCTGTGGGGCCAGCAACGGTTGATGCCGCACCTGTAGGACCTGTGGGCCCACCAGCACCTGTGGCTCCAGTGCTACCTGTAGGACCTGTAGGGCCAACAGCACCATTAGCGCCATTTGCACCTGTGGGCCCAGTAGGACCAACCAAACCTTGATCGCCTTGCGCACCCGTAGGTCCAGTAGGACCGACATTGCCTTGGATGCCCTGTGCGCCCGTTGGACCTGTAGGACCTGTTGCACCAACATTGCCTTGAATACCTTGAGGGCCAGTTGGGCCAGTAGCACCAGCGTCACCAGTAGGTCCTGTGGGGCCAGTGGCTCCAGTTGTACCTGTTGGTCCAGTTGGGCCAAGCTGGGTATTCATGACCTGAGTTGCGGTCACAATGACAGATGGAATGGCAGGGTTGATGCCGCCAGCGGCTGCGTAATCAAGACCGATACTTGTGTTGGCTGTTGCCCAGACCAATTCCAAATAGTCGCCAGCATTAAGCTTCAACACAAAATTCCATGCGGCGACAAGGTATGGGTTGTTTGT